TAAACGGAGTTTGCTGTGGAGAAATGTTATAGATAACATCACTTAGTTGTTCTCTATCAGCAGTCGCAGTATATGTATCAAAAGCGTTAGTTACTTTAGCCATATTTTTTCCTTATAAAAAAAAGTTTATATTATTTGTTCAAAAAGTTTAGCTGCATCTTGCACTTTGCCAGTTTTAGCTAATCTTTGTTTTGCTCTTTTCACAGGAGTTGTAGATTTTGGAACATTTGAAGTGCCAGGTCTTGCGGTACGAGCTGCCGCTTTCTTTTCAGTTGGTTTCACTTTAGTCGCTTGTTGTGTTTTGTTGTATAACCAGCCGTTTCTCAAACCAATTAATTGTCGGTAATCATAAACTGCATCAATTTCTTGTTGGGTATATCCCAAAGCATTCATTGCATAATCTTTAATAGCAGTCTTTTCTCTACTTGCTATTTTATTATCTTGCCATTCAGGAATTAAATTAAGCAATTGTTGTTGTCCGTATTCAACAAATTGTTGAAATTTCTTTTGCTGTTCAACGTTAGATTCTTCTTGAATCCTTTTTGATTCAGCTTGCACGGCTTGCAACTTTTGCTTTTTCTCATTCCATACGTCTTTTTCACGGACATAAGCAATAGGATCTGCTTCGTAAAGTGCGTTCCAATCTGGCTCGTTTTCTAACTCGCCCTTCAAAGTTGATTCCATTCTAGGTAACAACTGTGAATAAATTGCATCTTTTTGAGAAACCTCTTGTTGTTGAGCCTCTATAGCTTTTCGCTGTTCGGCTAACTCCTGAGTCTTTCTCGTATAATCTCTTTGGCGACTGTATCCGTTTTGGAGTTCTTCAAGCGTGACCTCTGTATCTTGGCCATCTACTTTAATAGTATATAGCTGTGGTTGCTCGGACTCCTCTTCTTCTACTTGATCTTCTTGGAGTTCTTGTTCTTCATCTTCTTCAACTTCGTCTTCTTCAAGGATTTCATCTTCGATAACTTCCTCTTCGTTGACTACATCTTCTGATGTTTGTTCTTGTATTTCGTTTTCTGGTTGTTCCTCTGGAGTCAAAAAACTTTCAAAAGACTGTTCAGTCTCTTGTATGCTTGTTTGTAAACCAGTCGGCTTTGCGTTATTGGTCATATTCATTCCTTAAAATGTAAAGTAATATTTTACTATATTACTTATATTTTACACAACTTTATGTAGTCTGCCTAATTGTGATTTTGTAATCTTACCCTTCTCTACAATAATGCGTAGATGTTTTTCAACTTCGGGCAACAGCTTAATAGCTTTGTGTAAATTTTCTCTTGTACTTATATCATCTCCTTCAGAAGATAACCATAAGTTTGTATATTCATCTTTAAGTATTTGAATTGCGTTTTTAAATGTTTCAGAATTTAGAATTAACTCTGCTTCGTTTGATTGTAATATCTCTTCTTGTGATGCCATGTTAGCCTAAATTATCTAATACTCTTTGTATTCCTCTTAAATTTAAAGGACTATAATTAGATTTTAATAATTCATTTTCTCTACCAAGAGAGCCTGGCCCATCATCAATAAAAAGCTGATCGGCTCTTTGTGGTGGATTTTGCATCTTTGGTAAGCTAGGCCCACGAAGACCAGCAAAAGGAGTATATTCAAATGGATTTGGTACTACGCCAGTATTTATATCTTGTTGTGTAAATCCTTGTGGGTTATCAGAAGAATAGGCTACACCTGGAGCAATCATATTAGCTACATTTTCACCGCCAGCTATTGATTGTGCATAGTTTTGTCCAGAACTATAATTTGGATTCATTAATGAACCAGATAAATTAGATGAATCAAATAAATTTGCTTGATTGTTATAATCCATATAATCTATCAAATTGTTTAATGTATTCTGATCTTCCATAATCCTATCTTCTGGAGTTTGATATAAATTATTTCTCATTAAAAAATCATCCATATTAAAAGTAGGGATTTGATTTCTGTCTTCAAAAATACTACGAGGCATATCAACTGGCCTTCTTGCTAAAAGATCATCTATTTCAGTTACAGCTGGTACTGTAGGAACAAAATAACTTAAAGGATCATCAGGAGTTTCTTCTAATAATGATGGAAACCTTTGAGAAAAATCTTGCTCAATAGACATAAAATTATCTCTATTTGGCATAGATGGTAATTTGTTAAACATAAAATCCATTTCTGGCATATTTTTCTCCTAGTCTTTGGTTAGTTTAGCAAAGATTTATACTTCGTGCCATTCTTTGCCTTCATATAATAAAGCTTCTGCTTCTCTTCTTCTAACAAGTCCTTCTAAAACTTGTCTTTCTCCATTTACAGTTGCTTTGTTCCATCTTTTCATTTGTGGAACTACCTCATCATATTCTTGATTATTTAATTTTTTTAACATGGTTGAAGAGTTAAGATTGCCTGCACCTAAATTAAAGGTCCATGATACCAAAGCATCAAATTGACATTGAACCATAGATCTTTTTACAGCATCATTTACAGCTTTTTCAAATACTTCTACATCTTTAATAAGCAATTCTTCTGCTTCTTGTTGAGTAATAGTGTCGCCTTCTTTAACACCTTTAGTTGAGCCATAACCTATTGTCCATACATCTGCTGCGCATTTGTAGGCTTCTAATTTACAACCCTCAAATTTTTTAATTAAGGTTAATCCCTCTTTTGATATATTCATGTTATTCCTTTTTGTCGCTGGTGTGAGATGCTCCAAAATAGAACGAAATAATTGCACTTGCCAATCCTCCAAGATAACCAAGCACTAAATTAATTAATGCTTCGCTGTTTTGCTCTGGTGGTTGAAGTGTAACCAAAAATATATAACCAAGAAAACCACCTATTGTAAACAAACCTATAATTCTTGCAGTCCAATCTTTACTAAATAAACCTCTAGCGTTTTGTTTGTCTTGTGTTTCTAATTTAAAAACATCAACATCAAGTTCTTTCATTTGAACTTCAAACTCTTGTTCAGCTTTTTTAAGTTCAAGCATTTGTTCTGGTGTGGCGTTTTGTATTGCTTGTTGCACAGATTTTTGGTCGTTAGATACACCCAATACATCTGCTATCTTGTTCATAGCCATTCCGCCTAAAGGCCCGCTAATTGCTGTGCCTAGTGTTGGCGCTACAGCACCTATTATATTTTTTAAAATATTCTTCATAAAATCACCGTTATTATTGCAATAGATAAAGCGCCAATAAAACCAAAGACTCCAAATGTTGCCATTTTAATAGTGTTATTTATTGATGCTATTTCTTGTTTTATATCTGCAAACTCATTAAATGCTGTTTTCCAACGTTCTTCGTTTTCTTTTTTTGAAACCGCTAAGTCGGCAGCTACATGGCTTGCTGTTATTCTTTTTGTAGTCATATAGTTGTATAGATTTTTAAATATTTTGATTTTCCTTTAACCTTAATAGATTTTAGTGATTTTAACTCAAAATCGCAATTTTTTGCAGTATTTTCACCAATTAGTATATCGACACCAACATCTTTAGTTGCTGACTCTAATCTTGCTGCGGTGTTTACACAATCACCAATAGCTGAATAATCAAACCTAGTATCACTACCCATGTTGCCAATAACAGCCTCTCCAGTATTTACTCCTATGCCAATTTTTAACGGCATATCAGCAACTTGCATATCTTCTTGTATTTTTTGTGCAGCAAGTATTGCTTGGTTTTGATGCTCTGGTAAATTTAATGGAGCATTAAATATAGCCATCATCGCATCGCCAATATATTTATCAACCATGCCACCATGCTCTTGTACTGCATTAGATTGTATTGTTAAAGCTTGGTTCATTAATTCAGTAACCTGTTCTGGTTGTAATTTTTCTGACAAAGAAGTAAATCCTCTAACATCAGTAAATAAAAATGTTGCTTCTTTTTTTTCACCACCAAGTTTTAATAAACTAGGATTGTCTTGTAATTGTTTTACTTGGCGTGGATCAAGATAATGTTCAAATTGTTTTTTTATCTCTTGTCGTAATTTATATTGTTTTTGGTAGTTAAGATAGAAAGAAATAGTAGAAGTTATGATTTGTGACACAAAAGTCCATGAAAAATCAATTAAATATCCTTTTTGAACGCTAAAAACGCCTAAGAAGCCCGTGGTGAGCAAGATAATTCCAAATATACTTGCACCCTTAACCACATTGAAATAATTGATTGTGAGCCACACCAGCGACACAAAAATTAGCAAAATTAATATTTCGGCTGCTAAATGCCAATCTGGGACACTTGGTGAATTTTCTATCAAAATTGACTCAGCTAATGCAGCTTGTATTTTATGTGGTTCTAATAATCCAGTTGGAGTTGCAACTTGTGGCATAACTCCTGGAGCAGTTACACCAACAAAAACAAATTTATCTTTTACATTCATTTCTTGTAATGTGGTTTGTGGTGTATCAACCCAACTAATCCATTTACGACCAAGACTATCTGTTTTAACAGGTGGTATTCCTCTAACAGCTATTTCTTGAATACCAAGATCATTAGTTGTTATTACATAAGTTCTTGCACCTACTAAAGTTTTTAAAACTTCAGTACCAAAAGAACTTACATATCCATCTGGAGTTTTTAATAGTAAAGGGATTCTGCGAACAAGATTATCAACATCAACGGGTGCAGCAGATATACCTTCTTGTATATATTTATTTCTTAGGCTGTCAGTATTCTGTACCACACCCATAGAAAGCATACCACCAATATCAGGGCCTTTGATAACTGTACCAACAGTTTTTGGGTATATTTGATTTGGGTATTCAAATGAAGCCAAAATAGATGTACCATAGGAAAGAGATTCTGCAAAATATTCATCACCGCCAAATCTATCTGGATGCGGAAAACTTATAACCCACCCCACACCTGTAGCTCCAGCATCAATAATTTCTTTATGTATATCTCCAAGCCTTTTTCTTGGTATTGGCCAACCGCCCTCGTTGTTAATGTCTTCTTCTGTAATATTTAATATAGTGAAATAACCAGATGGTTCTTGTTTAGGTACAAGGTAGTCAAAAACTTTTAATTTTAATATTTCTGTAGGCGTGCTTTGAAATACCAAAGGTAATGCTAGTATTATAAGCAATGGTAATAATAGTCGCTTCATTTAATCACTCTGAGTGATAGTGATAACACTATCGCTGCCTCCGTTAACTTTAATTATATTTGAAACGCCATCTTGTATCAAAATAACTGTATAGGCATTACTGCCATCTAAATCTACTCTAACACTTTCGTTTACTTCCCTTCTTAAACTTACAAGATTACCAGTTATAAGTGTTGTTATTTGTGTGTCAGGATCTTTACCTAATAAAGTACCAGATATTTGTGTGCTTGTGGCTTGTGCCAATTGATCTTCTTCTTCTGCTATTGCCAAAGCATCTAATACATTAAGTAAATCTTCAAGATAATTTACATCAAGATAATTTATGTCTAGTTCTGTAAACTCTAAATCATCTTCTAAAAAGTCTTCTGCAAGATAATCTATATCTAAGTCGTTAAAATCTAAAACGCTGTCAGTTTTTGTGGTAGTTGTTTCTTCTTCTACAACCACCTCTTCTTTAGGTGGTGTAACAATTAACATATTGTCTATAACATCTAATGTTAAATCTAAGATTACTGGTTTTGTTGGGGTTGATTCAAATACATTTACAGTAGTTGCTTCATAGGGTTTGTTTAGTGTTACTGTTCCCATGCCAGTAGTTACTAATATTTCGCCACTAGATAAACCAAACTTATCAGGTAATAAAATAATTAAACTACGACCAAGTTCATCAACCGTAGCAGTAAAGTCAGTACCACGTATTGCTATGTTGGCTGTAGGTGTTTTTAAAGTAATGTTTTGTTTATCTATACGGTTTAGATTGCCTGTAATAAACCTTGCTGTGCCAAGTCCAAAGGTAAGGGCCATCTTTGATTTGCTTGGGTCGGGATCGTAAATGTATTCATCAATTAAAAGCTGTGAATGTTCAGTTAGTTTAACTGTTGAATCATCAAGAAAGGTAATAGCCATACGACCATTTGTTGTTATGGCTTCATCGTTACTTTGTATAGCAAACTTTAATTTAGCTTCTAGTGGCTCGTTTCTTACTATTTGTGCCGAACCATTGAGTTCAGATATACCACCAATATCAGCAACCGAGGCTTGTACCTTGGTCGTTTTGAATGACACAAACAGTAGAAGCAGAAGTGCCAGAAACGGATATGATTTTAAGCCAGTCATTGTCTTGGGTACTCAGTTGTTGAATATTAAAGTTTCTTGAACCACCAGTATGGTCTAACCAAAAATATCCACCTGCCGAAGCATTAACACCTGTACCTGTATAAGTAACTGTGTTATCAGAACCGTCTATATCCATATAGTTGGTTGCTCCATCAATATTAATATTTGATGTCACTGTGTTGTTAGAACCTTGAATAATCCAATCTAAATTAAGAGAAGCTGCCAATGCTGTAGTACCTTGATTTAAAGTAAAAGTATTGCTGCTCCCTGTAACTGCTACGTTGTGGTCAGAGCCATCTGAGCTATATGTATTAGTTGGATCTACTTGAATAGTAAATGCATTAGTACCACCAGTAAAATTATATAAACCTGTAAAATTGTCAGCGTTTATATCACCAAGAAACTTGTTAGTCGCACCAATCATATTGATGTCAAGTGTCATACTGTTACCATCTAAATCAAAAGCGGTTAAACTGCCTGCAGAGCTGTTTAAACCACCAATGATATTAGATATACCTAGTTGTTCTAGGTCTATATTTGCTCCAGTACCAGATTGATCTACGTATATTTCGTTATCAGCCGCGTATGTTGTCAACGCACTCATCATCACAATCAGGCTTATCAATTTTAATTTCTTCATTTTTTAATTCTACTCCTTCATTATTATTTTGTAAAATCCAGAAACCTTTTTCATAACCAGATTCTATTATTTCTAACACACCACCCTCAATAGCTTTCATTAGAGCTATGGTTGATGACTCATTTCTTGCATTACCCATTTCTACTTCCACTAACTCAGTTCCAGCCTCAATAAACTTAAATATGTCCTCAGATTTGCCGTAACTAAATATGGTCTTTTGACTTAATACTTCTAGTAACACCTCGCCTGTAGCAACAGAAACCATACGTAAACTTACGGTTATGTTGTCTTCTCTGTATTGAACACTTTTACCAACACCTAAATACCTAGCACCAGAACCACCGCTTTCTAAGTTAGATTCATAAGAAATAACTGCTCCTTCAATTAATATGCCTGCAAATAAAAGAGGTCTAAGAGCTTTCTTTTTTTCGTCCTCACTAGCAGTTTGTTCTCTTGCTGATCTTATAAGCTGTCTTTCTTTGGTTAAGTTATCTAAACCAACTCTTTCAACAACTCTAAAAAATTGACCATTACCAGCGTGTTTTAAGGCTCTAATAAGTAGTGCATTAGGTTGCTGAGTTATTGCGGTACTAAACAAAGCAAACTCGCTGTTACTTTTACGTTGTCCTGTTTGGTCTGTAAAAGCTGTAGGATAAACAGCAACTACAGGACTAATTTTTGGTATAGCTGCGTTTTTAAGTTCTACAGATTGTAAATCTTGAATTGATACTATGTCTTTGTCTGAATATCTTTGCTCGTAAGTATCTTCAAATTGGTCAAATATAGAACAACTAGAAAGTAAAAGTACCAATAGGTATTGTAATTTCTGTAACTGTTCCATCTGATTCTGTAATTTTTAGGGTTAATGTTACACCATCGCTAGTGTATTCTATGGTGTTGCCTTCTAGTGTTATTGTACCTGAACTTTGTGGTGTTTCACCAAAGAGATTATTAACTAACTGTCTTGATAATTCTGCATATACTCTTGATTCAAGGTTACGCATAAATCTTGCAAGTGTAGAGTTTTCTTTCTCTCTTTTTATTTCATCTTGTAATGCTTTTATCTCTTCTTTAAGAGTAAGTTTGCGAGTGTGTTCTTGGTTTTCTATGGTTAAGTAATGAGAGCTAGTACCCATACCGTTAAAACTAGGTGACTTAAATTTGTGAGTTATAGTATCAGCCGCTAAACTTATACCCATAATAGTTGTAAACATAATAGCAACTATAAAAAATCCCCATACAGCTATTCTGGTTTTTTCTAATTCATAAGGATCAATCTTTTCTTTGGTCATCTCTATCCGCCTTGGCAATTTTATTGCTATCTATAAGTTGTGGAACACCTAATATTGTTTTAATTAAGGTGTCTTGGCGTATTATTTCGTTATCTAAACTACGCACTCTATCTATCAATGCTACCAAAATACCATGTTGTGAATCAAGTTTTGTGCCAAGTCGTTCTTCTATAGCTGCAATTTGGCTCTCTACTTTTTCATCTACGGTATCAAGTTTTGTTTCCATACCATCAACAATACGCATGATAAGTTTATAAATAAACCAACCAAGTCCTAACGCTGCTGCAATAGGAAAACCTACTTCTTGAATTATTGTTACTGCTGATTCCACAGGGTTTTAATAGTCACCCCAAACCTTGCTTTTCTTTCCCCCATCATATTCAACAGCGTGACCTTCTTTGATAAGAACATCGCAAATATCTCTGCCGTCTTCTGTATATGGTATACCTAATATACGACCATACTTGCCTTTGCCTAATGATTTAATTTTTATATTGCCTACACACAACTCTTTTAGTCTTTCCTTTGCAGCAAGACCAAGTTTCTTTTCGGCAAGATCACGCGTTCTGCTTTCTGGAGTATCTATACCAGCAAGCCTAACGCGTTGTTTGTGAAGTTTGACATCAAAACCAAGATCCAAAATACAATCAAATGTATCTCCGTCAACAATCCTATCTAGCGTAGCATTGTAAACAAATGCATCTGGTGATTTAGCCATTATTTAGATTTTTTAATTCTTTTGGTTGTGTATGCTTCATTAACATCTGGTGTTGATGCATCATCTGCAACATAACGTCCTTTTTTGTTTCTAGCTCTTACTGTAACTCTTTGCGTTCCAGTAACTTTGTCCCACAAGTTTTTAAAAAAACTCATATTATTTATCTTTAGCTTTTAGAACATTTAAAGCACACCAATCAATTGCTTTGTAAAGATAACTAAACCAATGGTCGTCTTTAGGTGTTGGTGTAATTGCGGCTACAACAGAAGCTATAGAAATTATAGCTGTAACCCACATAATTATATTTAATATATCCATTATTTCTCCAATATTTTAAAAGTAAAATTATAACACACCGCATAAAAGCGATGTAATTACTTTTTTTTACCTTTATTTTTTTTCTTTGGCGGTCTACCTTTTTTAGATCCGTAAGTTCCTTTTCCTCTTGGCATAATTATCTCCTTTTCTTTGCTGTCTTAGCAGCTTTTTTAAAAGCTTTTGCTGTTGGTGCGCCTTTTGAACCAACTTTTCTCATTCGTTCTTTTGAGCCAGCTTTAATTCTTTTTCTTTTAGCGTGTATGTTTGCGTATAATCCTTTTCCAGGCATATTATCTCCTTACCATTTTTTGCAAGACCAATATCTTGCGGTTAGTTTACTAGGTGGGTTGCTATCGCACTTGTGCCTAGCACGAAAACTTTTTCTTCTTTTGGGTTGGTCTTTTTTAATCGTCATGTTTGGATCACCAAAACGAATAAGTTTTGTTTTATCTTTTACTTTGGCTACTACAGCAAATTTTTTAGATTTACCTGGTGTTCGTTTTGGTTTGTTAAAACCGCTAAATCTTTCACCTCTGTATGTAATCATTTCAATCCTCTAATGTATGTGGGTTACCTTTGAAGATATTAGTTCTGAGTCTTCTGGTATCTGTAAAAAAACTAAAGCAACTTGCGTAGCTTCTTCTAAATTCTTAGCTTTAATGTCAGCACCAATATAAATTAAATCTCCTTTTAAAAATTCTAATTCGTAAATTTTATCCGTTTGGTTGACCGTTACCATTTGTAAACATTCCTTGTGATTGAGTTTTTGCAACTTGTCTTATTGCTTCTCTATCTCTTTCCATAATTGCATTAATCTCAGCTACATTAACTTGCGCGCCGTACTTAGCTTGTAGTTCAGCAATTTTAATTTTCATGTTTGCTTCTGCTTC